GTCTTGAAATACGGTACACTTATTCATCAGATAAACGCTCTGAAGAAGAAAAAGCAAGACTATGGAGAGATGAAGAGCTAAGAAAAAGCGATGGTATTATGTCGATATCAGATCACTCTCAATTAGCTGCTTATACTGCTTATCGTAAGAAATTAAGAGATTGGCCTAGCACTGAAGACTTTCCAGATACTAAGCCTACGTTATGATAAATACTGAGCAAGAAATTATTGATATAAAAGAACGTATAAAACGCTCGTCAGGGGATAAACGAGGTCGTTTAAAGGCAAAGCTTGCCCTACTAGAAAATAACCTTTGGCTAAGTAAACCGTGGGTAGAGCCTAAAAAGGCTTGGTGGCAAGTTTTACATGGATAAACTAGAAGCCCATGAAAGAGAGTGTGCGGTACGATATAAAAATATCGAGGAACGCCTTGATCGTGGGACAGAGCGCATGAATCGCATAGAAATGAGCGTCTATGCATTATACCCGTTTCTGGTAGGACTTCTGATAGCTAGTAAATTCGTAGGCTAATCCCTCATGTTCGCTGAATTAGCGGCAATTGGTAGCGCACTCAGCGCAATAAATTCAACCATTTCTACATTAAAAGAAAGCAAAGCCAATGCTTCTGATGCGGTGTCTTTGTTGTCTAAGTTTGGGGCAGCGTCAAGTAAGCTAGATAAATGGGAAGCTAAAACTAAAAGTAAACGTCCTCTGACTCCCAAAGAAGCTATGGATCTTAGTATTCATAGACGCAAAATTAAAATGCAAGAGCAGCAGATAAAAGATATATGCCTTATGTCTGGCTGTGCCGATGTTTACCACGAGGCTCAGAGGTTGAGAGCGCAGTCAGAAAGAGATCATAAAGAGTTTTTAAAAACAGCACATATAAGGCGCAAACAACGCAAAGAAAAAATAAAAAATTGGGCTATAGCTTTGTTTATAGGGGTTTCTTTAGTTGTAATTACAGGAACAGGATTTGTTTTAAACAAAGCATATGAGAAAGTACAGTTAGAAGATGCTAAAGAACGGCTTAAAAAAGCAAAAGAGCGTCAAAGGAATATACGAAAATGTGGTAGAGTTAAGTGTTAATCAGGAGGATGCATGGATAATATTGAGATAGACGGAGAGAGTTTTAGTTTAGAAGCAGTGACTGACGAGACAAAAGAATTAGTGCGTCAGTATTTTTCTGGGTTACATTTGATACAATTAAAACGAGATGAGTTGTTTTTATTAGAAGTAGGCTCCTTAAATCTTAGTCATACATTAAAAGAACGTATACTGATTGATACAGGGAAGATAGAAAAGCAATGACTTATTACAAACTAACACGTTTTTCTGGTATAGCTCCTGCTGTTTCTTCTCGATTGTTGGGGGAACAGTTTGCTCAAACGTCACAAAATATAGACTTTGAAGCAGGGCGCATTACGCCAATAACAGAAGAAACAACAACAGCTACACTGACGGCTGGTACAAGAAATTCAATTTATTACTATGAAAATAGCGGCACTAATCAATGGTTACAATGGGACAATGATTATATTAAGGCAGTTGAAGGGCCTATCCCTGGGGATACATTAAATCGTTTATATTGGTCTGGTGAAACTTACCCAAAAATGTCTCATCGACAAGCGATTACTTCAGGTAGTGCGCCTTTCCCATCAACTGCTTATCGGTTAGGTATACCTATACCAGCAAATCTTTCTATTGCGTTGTCTGGAACAGCTGATCCAAATGCTACTCCTATAGATGTAGCGTATGTTTTAACATTTGTTTCTAATTATGGAGAAGAAGGACCGCCTTCTGCTGTTACAGCAACTACGTCTTTTACTCCTAGCACACAGACAATTACTGTAACAAGAGGTACTTTACCTACAGGAAACTACGCTTTAAGTTCTACTCAAGGTACTTTTCCACAAGTTGCTAAGTGGCGGTTGTATCGTAGTGCAGTGGGTTCTACTCAAGCAGCATTTCAGTTAGTCCATGAAGCTCCTGACATTGCAAATACTCAGTATGCAGATCAACTGCAACCTGCACAGCTACAAGAAGTTATTCCTTCTACAACATGGATAGGTCCACCAGATGATGATACTACTTTATATCCAGACGGTCCTATGCAGGGCCTTATACCTGTAGCAAATGGTGTATTTGCTGGGTTTACAGGCAGACGGCTTTGTTTATCAGAGCCATTTTTACCCCATGCATGGCCTATTTCTTACCGTATTACACTAGAAAAAGAAATTATAGCCATAGCAACAACGGGTAATGGCATAGTCTGTTTAACAGATGGTAAGCCTTATTTTGTAACGGGTACTGATCCGTCAGCGATGGTAGCAGTAGAGATTGATTTAGCCCAAGCCTGTGTTAATAAACAAAGTGTAGTAGATATGGGTGATTATGTGTTGTATGCAGGACCAGATGGTTTGTGTGCTATTGCAGGTACAGATGGTAGTGTAGTAACTAAAGGACTAATTAGCCCTGCACAATGGAATGCTGATTTTGCTCCTACAACCTACAAAGCGTTTAAACATGAAGGTACTTATGTAGCATTTCATAGTACAACAAGTGGTTGGGTATATGATCCACGGGCGCAAGAAGCGGCTATATCTACAACAACCAGTTCGGCAGCGGTGCGTGGAGGCTTCTATAATCCTAAAGATGGGGAGTTAGACCTTATTATTGCAAGCAACGTGCGAAGGTATCGAGGCAGCACAACGAACCAAACGGCTACGTGGAAAAGTAAAAAGTTTGTAGCACCTAATCCTGTATCTATGTCATGGGTGCATATTCATGCAGATAGCTATCCAGCGTCAGGCACAAAAAATCGAATACGAGTTTGGGTAGACGGCACTGTTATCGCTGATTACAACATAACTAAAACGGGTAATGTGTTTACTCAAGAAACATCTACGCCTAATGGCATTAGTAATGTGACATTACAAGCTCCTACGATGCGATTGCCAAGTGCAATAGGCACAGAATGGGAGGTAGAAGTGTCAGGTGCAGTAAACATTAATGAGGTTTGTTTATCTCAAAGCATTGCGGAGATTAATGCAACATGAGTGAGTATGGCACACGGAGTCATAATGTTTCGGGGGGTAGATCAACTACATTGCCTGGGATTGGTAGGGTTCCACGAGATGCCAGCCCAGAGTTAAAACGATACCTTGAAGCATTACAAGAGATTATAGAAGTTAGAAATGGTTTTCGTGGTGATGTAAGAGATAGAGCCATTACTTTACGAGAGCTAATAGCAAGCGGTTTAGCCAAAGATTTAGAATCTGTGCCGTTTGATCCTAATAATCCAACGGGGCAAAACGTTGGTTTTCAACCGACTAACCCTATACCTGATTCGGAAACGCCCACAACACCTACTAATCTAGCAGTATCTGCAGGGTTTGGTGTACTTAAAGTTTCTTGGACTTATCCTACTAATTATATAGGGCATTCACATACAGATGTGTTTCGCGGTACATCTAATAATCGCGCTAATGCTGTATTTATAGGGCTAAGTGAAGGTGCTATGTTTGTTGATGCGACTGTTTCAGCCAGCACACAATACTATTATTGGGTTAGGCATGTTTCTATATCAGGTGAAGACGGTAGTTATGCTGGTCCTGTTAACGCTACGTTACAGCCTGACGTTACTGTATTGTTGTCAACATTAACTGGTGCAATTACTAGCAGCCAATTAGTATCTTCTTTATCAACAGCTATTACTAAAAATACTACCTCTGTAACTAGCTTAAATGGACAGTATATGGTGAAGATAGCAAGTGCTGATGCAGGAGGTGGGCAGCACGTTGCAGGGTTTGGACTATCAAATACCGCTGCAAATGGTACACCTACGTCAGCATTTATTGTAGCTGCGGATAAATTTGCTGTAGTAAATGCAACAAATCATGCAGTGGGAGCTACTAACTCTCCTGCTCAAGCTAATACTCCTTTTATAGTAACTACTTCTGCTGAAATTATTGATGGTGTAGATATACCAATAGGTGTGTATATACAAGATGCTTTTATAAACTCAGCACGGATTACTGAATTACTAGCAGGTAGTATTAAAGCAGACTACGTAGTAGCTGATGCATTTATGTCTTCTCCTAGAATTGAAGCCATGCAGATTAACATGGGGACAATGAATAAAGGATTAACTACGTCTACTACTTCTCGTGCTTTGGCTGGTAGTGGAGCTAACTCAACGTTTGCCACTTCAGATACACCTATTCCTGCTTATAATGAAGGAGACACCTTACGTTGTGTACCTAATAGTAGTCCTTCAGTGTATATGGATGTACGTGTTGTTTCGTTTTCAGGAGGCACATTAACTTATAAACCAGTGCGAACAACAGGGTCAGGTACATTTAACGCTTGGAAGATTACGCATCAGAACCCTGCTAAATGGACAGTTAGTAATTCTAATACTCGTACTGGAAGTTTTAGTATTGATGCTAGTGGTGTGATGCACGCTAATACAGCTAAACTATCTGCATTAGAAATTTATCCAACCCAAAATGATTTAACTAATGGTACTAATGCCGTTTTGTCTGCTAACGGGACGATTGCAGGAGCTTTTATAGCTAATGCTTCAGTAAATACACTAGCAATTGCAGGAAATGCAGTGACAGTTCCAGCAGGGGATTCAGCTAGTAGTTTATCAATTAATGTAGGTAATTCTTATACGGATGCAGCTGCTGGTTTTACTACGTTGTCACAATGGGATAATGATAAACGCCCATCAGCTTTAATTATTGGTGGCCAAGTAGGGTATCAAGGAGGTGATACTTCTGGTAATCCATCAGGACCAGCTACAGGTTACGTAAAATTTGTTATTGAATGGGAT